ATGGATTATATCACGATCTGGAATATGAGAATATGCATGTCGAGTCTGCTGTCAAAGCGAATGCACTCGGTATCGAGATTAATCGAAAGACAAAACGCCTCGGCTGTTCTGCCATTAAAGACATTCTCGAAAATAATAAACTTAATATTGTTGACGAACAGACAATACTCGAGATCTCGACATTCGAAGCTCGAGGTCAGTCATACGAGGCAAGTGACGGTAACCACGATGATCTCATGATGAATCTTGTGATGTTTGGCTATTTCGTATCGACTCAGTACTTTGCGGACATGACAGATATCAATCTTAAGGATATGCTGTTTAAACAGAGAATGAGAGAGATCGAAGACGATGTCGTACCGTTTGGATTTATTGATGATGGTAAAGACTATTCAGAACAGATTGAAAATATAGAAGATCCATGGAAAGTAAGAGAAGAGACTCAGAGATTTATTTACGATCCGGAAGATCCGATATTGTAAAGTAACAAAATTATAAATAATGATAAGTTGACTAATCGTATTATGGAACTTATAATTTTTATAGAGGAAAGATAAATGGCACTTTCAACACCGTCGCAATCGCCGGCTGTTGTCGTCAAAGAGATAGATCTGACTGGTGGCGTTCCAAACGTGCAGTCAACTACAGGCGCAATTGTCGGAAATTTCCGTTGGGGTCCAGCTGAGCAGAGAGTATTGATAGACAACGAGGCAACTCTTGTCGACACTTTTGCTTCTCCAGATTCTGACAACACAATTGATTGGCACTCAGCCAATTACTTCCTGAAATATTCAGGAAATCTACAAGTAGTTCGTGAGGTTACTTCTCACGCCAAGAACGCACATTCGAATATCGGACAGGCTACTGCTGACTCTGCTGGCTCTAAGACAGTACAGACAGTTAAGAATCAGGTAGACTTCGATAATCAGTTTGGTGCTCTTGATTCAAATTCACACACCTACATTGGTAAATATCCAGGCGAACTCGGTAACTCGCTTCGTGTTTCAGTTTGTGGTCCATCAACTACAGCGTTTAACGCATGGTCCTACAAGAGCGAATTCGATGCAGCACCAGCAACATCTGACTATGCATCAGATCGTGCAGCTTCAAATGACGAATGTCACGTTGTAGTTGTAGATCTAAACGGTAAGTTTACAGGAACTAAAGGTACAATCCTTGAGCGCTATCCGTTTGTATCTGTTGCAACAGATGCTAAGAACGCTGACGGTACTACAAACTTTATTAAGAACATCATTAACGAGCGTTCTGAGTACGTATGGTTTGTAGACTTTGATTCAGATTACAGAGTTGCTCGTGGCAATGGTGTAGTCGATAGTGGTGATAACTTTGCAACAGGACATAATCCAGCAAAACTGGCTGTTGCAACAGATCACAACTTCTCAAAAGGTGTGAACTCAAACGCACTTACAACAACAGAGTTCTTGTCAGGTTATGACCTGTTTGAAGATAAAGATCAGGTCGAAATCGATTTCTTGATTGCACCTTCAATGAACTCTCGCACAGATCAAACAACAGTTGTAAATGACTTGATCACAACAGCACAATCACTTCGTAAGGATTGCGTAGTTGCTGCATCACCTGCACGTACAGATGTTGTGAATCTGACAAACGCTGCAACCATGACAACAAACGTTGTCGCAACTGCAGATACATTTACAAACTCATCATATCTTGTAGCGGACAATCAGTTCCTGAAAGTCTATGATAAGTTTAATGATCAGTACATTAAGATCCCTGCTGCATCATCAACAGCCGGTATTATGGCTGCAACAGACCTGAGCAGAGCCGCATGGTTCTCACCTGCAGGTTCTCGTCGCGGTCAGTACTTAGGTATTACTGCTATCGAGTATTCTCCAACGAAAGCTCAGCGTGATACACTGTACAAAGCCGGCGTGAACCCAATTGCTAACATTGCAGGACAAGGCGTACTCCTCTTCGGTGATAAAACGAAGCTTGGTCGTCCGTCTGCATTCGATCGTATTAACGTACGTCGTCTGTTCCTTCTGCTTGAAAGAGCGATTGGTAGAGCTGCAGAACAGGTGATGTTCGAGTTTAACGATGAGTTTACTCGGGCAGAATTTGTCAATATCGTAGAACCAGTACTTCGTGAAGTCAAGGGTCGTCGTGGTATTACAGACTTCCGGGTTGTTTGTGACGAAACAAATAACACCGGTGCTGTAGTAGATCGTAACGAGTTTATCGCTAATATCTTTATTAAGCCAGCTCGTTCAATCAATTACGTTACTCTGAACTTCGTAGCTGTTCGTACCGGTGTTGACTTCGAAGAAGTCGTAGGCACGGTGTAAGGAGGTAAGAAATGGCTATATTAGGAGTAGATGATTTTAAGTCAAAGTTAAGAGGTGGTGGTGCACGCCCCAATCTCTTCCAAGTAACGATCAACTATCCAGGCTTCGCTAACGGCGACGCCGAACTTACATCGTTCTTGGTTGAAGCGGCAGTATTACCTGGTTCTACAATGGGTCAGATTATTATGCCATTCAGAGGTCGTCAGTTAAAAATGGCTGGTGATCGCACATTTGCTGAATGGACAACAACGATCATCAACGATACAGACTTTGCAATTCGTAACGCAATCGAGCGTTGGATGAACGGTATCAATGCACACTCTGCAAATACCGGTCTGAATACGCCAATTGCATACGAAGCAGATCTGAAAGTTGAACAGCTCGATCGTGACGGTACAGTATTGAAGACCTATACATTCCGTGGTGCATATCCACAGGATCTTTCAGAAATCGGAGTCTCATACGGAGATAACGACAACATTGAAAGATTTACATGCACATGGGCGTATCAGTACTGGGAATCAGGCACAACCAGCTAAGATAAATAGTAGGAAGGCCGGGAATGGCTCGGCCTTCCATTACTTAATTAGGATGTGAATATGGCAGACCAAGGCGGCTCAGAAGGCGTAAAGCTTTTCGGCTTTGAAATTAAAAGAGCAAGACAAAAAGAGGAAGATAAGAAATTACCTTCCATCGTTCCGCCGCGTGACGATGAAGGTGGTAGTTATGCCACTGCTTCGGGTGCTCATTATGGTCAGTACCTGAATCTCGACGGAAACGATTCGAAAGACAATTATCAATTGATTATGAAGTATCGCGGCAATGCGATGCATCCTGAAGTTGATAATGCAATCGAAGATATTGTAAACGAAGCAATCACTGGCTCAGAACTGAAACAGAATATTGAGTTGAATCTCGATAACGTTGATGTGCCAGACAAAATTAAGAAACTCATTCGAGAGGAGTTTGATAACATCTACCAGATGCTTAACTTTAAAGAGTTAGGGCATGATATTTTCCGTAGATGGTATGTAGATGGTCGTCTTTACCACCATCTTGTTGTGAACGAAAGTGCCCCTAAGTTGGGCATCCAAGAAATTAGACCAATTGACTCAGCAAAAATGCGTAAAGTCAAGAAGGTTAAGTATAAAAAAGATCCGATCACCGGCGCAAAGATTGTAGATAAGACAGACGAATTCTTCATCTATCAGGAAAAACCTGGTTCTTCTACAAACGGTATTAAAATGACACTCGATTCTGTAAGTTATGTGACTTCAGGATTGTTGACCGAAGATCGTAAGAAGATCGTATCACACTTACATAAAGGTTTAAAAGCAATTAATCAGTTGCGGATGATGGAAGATGCAATGGTCATCTATCGTCTTGCAAGAGCACCAGAACGTCGTATCTTCTATATTGATGTAGGTAACCTGCCGAGAGGTAAGGCCGAACAATATATGAAAGATATCATGGCAAAGTATCGTAACAAGCTTGTATATGATGCAGCCACCGGTGAAATCAGAGATGATCGTAAGCATCAGTCAATGCTTGAAGATTTCTGGTTACCGAGACGTGAAGGTGGAAGAGGCACAGAAATCTCTACACTCCCAGGTGGTGAAAACTTGGGACAGATCGATGATATCGTATACTTCCAAAAGAAGATGTATCGTTCATTGAATGTTCCGATTTCTCGTCTCGACACTGAGACTGTACAAGGTATTCTTGGTCGTAGTACCGAGATCAACAGAGACGAACTGAAGTTCCAGAAGTTTATTGATAGACTTCGTATGAGGTTCTCTCATCTCTTCTATGGCATTCTGAAGACTCAGCTAATGATGAAAGGTATTATTACTGAAGAAGATTGGAATGAATGGAAGAGCGATCTTACAGTAGATTATCAAAAGGATAATCACTTTACTGAACTTCGTGATGCAGAGATGCTGCAAAACCGTTTAGAAACTCTTGATCGAGTTCAGAATTATGTAGGTGAATACTTCTCGAAAGAGTGGATCATGAAGAATGTTCTACATCTTTCGGATGATGATATTGAAAGAATGGCAAAAGAAATCAAGGGTGAAGACCCTGATGATGAAGGAGACTCTGATGAGCGAGATGACGAAAGAATTGATTCAGCAGGCGCTTGATCAAGATTTTAATAAAGCAAATGCTACATTTGCAGACATTATGGCAGTAAAGATGAGTGACGTACTGGATCAAGAGCAGATTAAACTTGCAGATCAAGTTTATAATGGCGTTGAACCAGAAGACGAGGATGTTGAAGATGACGACATCGAGATGGCTGCCGATACCGAGGACGAAGCGGAAGTCGAGATCGAAGACGAGTCCGGTGAAGATGTGGAACTCGATATGGACGACGAAGACGACCTCGACGACGAACTCGAATGGGGAGACGAAGACGACGAAGATGAGGATTCTGAAGAATCTTGATCTAAGTGTAAAGTAATAAAAGTATAAATAATTGTAATAATTAAACTAGAGGATATTATGGCACAATTTTTTACTCCACAGGCTGATGAAATTTCTGCACCAACCAGTACTGGCACCGCAGTAGATGTAAGTAATGCTCAAGTTGTTCGTTGTGTAAACAGTGCAACCTCGGCATACTTAGTTACTATTGAAGAAGCTGATGGCACAAATGTCGGCACATTTACTCTTGCAGGCGGTGAATCAGCATTTATTCTCAAGAACAAATTTCATAAAATGTTTGCAGGCAATGCTTCTGTAAAATTTTGTAAAGTAAGTTATCCAAGAGGTTAATCATGAAACTGATTGCAGAATATACCGAACAAAATCTTGAGTTTGTTGCCGAAGCCAAAGAAGGCGGCGGTAAAAAGTATGCTATTGAAGGTATCTTCATGCAAGCAGAACAAAAGAATCGTAACGGTCGAATATATCCAAAAGCCGTCATGGAGAAAGCTCTCGACAAATATAATACAGAGCAAGTATCGAAAGGGCGCGCTGTAGGTGAATTGAATCACCCTGAAGGACCGACTGTTAATTTAGACAAAGTTTCTCACAAGATCGAACGCCTTGATTGGAAAGGTAACGATGTTGTGGGTAAGGCGACTATATTGGAAACTCCAATGGGTAAGATCGTACAAGGTCTTCTCGATGGCGGTGTTCACGTAGGCGTCTCGACTCGTGGTATGGGAAGTTTAGCACGCGAAAATAACGCAATGGTTGTGCAGCCTGACTTTATGTTAAAT